GCCGCAACCCTCTCCACCCCGGGCCGTGCCGGGGCTGGCGCCGGCAGGTTGACGTAGCGCCCGAGCAGCGTCGGGACCGGATGCCCGAGGCGGAGCACCGCCGGGAACGCAACCGTCAGACCCGCGAGCAGCGCCGCAACGCCCGCCCCACCGCCCCGGCTCCAGCCCGCCCAGCGCGGCGCGAGGGCGAGCACGCCGTGCCGACCGGCACACGCGGTTCGGACGGCTTCGCACCGGCACCGGTCGGCCGCGACCTGAGCGGGCCCGACCAGGTGCCCGCCGTGTCGGCCGCCATCCAGCAGCAGGTCAACGACTGGCAGACGATGGAGCGGGCCCGCCTCGACCCCATGACCGAGAACCTGGCCCTGCGGGCCCGGGGTGAGCCCCTGCTGCCCGTACCGCCCGGCCCGCCCAACGTCGGCTACCGAGACAACGCGGCCATCGCCCAGGTGCAGGGCTTCGACGCCTACCCGCTGGTCGTCGGCGACGCCGAGATGGACGCCGCCATCGCCGCCGGTGGCGTCGAGTTCTGGCGCGGCATGAGCGACACCTACGGTCCAGACAACCGGTTCGAGGTAAGTGCCGTCACCGGCGCCGACATGGTGGAGCAGATGCGTTCCGGCCCGGCCTATTGGGGCTACGGCGTGTACGGCAACGGCATGTACGGGGGCGACGACCACCGCATCGCGGTGGAGTACGCGGCCAACACCCGGTTCGGCTGGCCCCCGGGCGGGCCGGCCGCCTCCAACGGCGCCGTGGTACGAGCCGTGCTGCGCCCCGGTTCCCGGGTCATCGAGTTCGGCGACGCCAAGGCCCTCCGCGAGCACTGGAAGACGGAGATGCGCAGGGCCGAGGTGGACCAGCGCATGACCCCGGAACAGCGGGGCACGTTCCGCGACCACGTCCGCCGCGTCTCGGCCGACCTCGGGGTCTGGGCGGCCATGATGGGCTACGACGCCATCTACGCCGACGAGGCCCTCCACGTTGGCTCCGAGGGGGACAATTCGAGGCACTGGAACATCCTGAACCGGGCAGCCCTCATGGTCTCCCAGACCACCGAGCCGGTGGTGCAGGGCCAGACGACGACGCCCACCGGGCGCAGGCGCTAAGGGGGAACCGATGGATGTGGTGCTGTCGCGCCGGGTCGGCATGGCCATCCAGCACGAGGCCGACGACGAGGAACGCGACTCGGTCGTTGAGGAGGCCCGCCTGGTCGACACGTGGGACGACCTGCCGACCGACATCCAGGAGTTGATTGAGGACCTGGAGGACCGGCCGTACCGGGAGGGCGTGCCGTACGCATGGCTGGGCGACCCGCGCAAGACCGAGGCGGCCTGGGCGCTGGACGCAGCCCAGCCGCCTGCTGTGACCGCCGCCGCCGCGCCGGGCGACGAGTCGGCGCATGCCGAGTTCTGTCGCAACCCACTGCACCCCGGCCCGTGCAAGACCGTGTTCGACCGTGCCAAGTTCCGCCGCAAGCGGCCCCTCACCGGCCACTTCACGTTCGGGCGCAGCAAGTGGTGGGAGACGCTCACCAAGGACGACGAGGACGGCACTCCGGTGCGCGACCTCACCATCCAGTTCACCCGCCGCGACTACCACGTTGCCAACGGCACCGTGTACCGGGTGGATGGCGTGGCCTACCTGGTGGAGCACGACGACACCCCGGAGGGCATCCGCAACGGCCACCAGGCCCTGCAGATGGTGTACGACTTCCACGCCAAGAACATCGCGCCCCAGGACGAGGGCTACCAGCGGGCCTACTTCCTGGCCGAGCGGCCCAGCCCGACCGAGGCCGACAAGCACGCCGACGGCACGCTGCCGCCAGACCGGCACGTGGCCGGTTCGGCCGGTGACGGCTCGACCCAGGTGTGGGGCTACACCGAGAGCTACTTCCGGCCGGGCGACATTCCGCCCATCCTCGCCCACGAGTACGGCCACAATGCGGGCATCGGGGCGCCTCGGATCATCGACGCCGGCACGGGCAACCTCACCCGCATCGACGACTCGCAGCAGTGGATGGACGCTGGCCGGTTCGACGCCGCGCGGGGCGGGCCGCAGAGCCGCGTCACCGGCGCCCAGATCGACCCGGGCAACGCGGTGGCTCGCCGGTGGTTCAGCGAGTTGAACGCAGGCATCCTGCCGGGCACCGCCTACCCGGTGGGCGTCACTCCGTACGGGGCCACCGCCCAGCGGGAAGACTTCGCTGAGTCGGTGATGATGTACCTGGCCGGGCCGTTGGCCACCGGCTTCCCGATGAACGGCGTGGACGCCCTCACCGAGGAGGACGTGCCGATCTACTTCCGGGACTACTTCCCGCACCGCGCCGCCGAGTTAGACCGCCTGTTCCCGGCGTACGCCGAACGTCAACGGCAGCAGATCAGTCGGGAGCGTCCGGCAAGCTGATCGAGTACAGGGTGACGCCGGTCTCGTCGTCCGGCTCAACGATCTCGATGATGCCGGCCGGGTCGGGTTCCTCGACCCGCAGGCCGCTGGCGTCGTGGTACTGAACCTCGGTCGTCTCCATGCCGCAAGTATGGGCCGCTACCCGCGTGCGGGCACCCGTGGGATCATGCCAGCATGACCGCCCCCGTGCCGGGCCTGACTGAGGACCGCTGGCTGCCTGATCGCATGGCCGCCCTCGGCATCCTGGTGAGGGGTGAGCGGGACATCTACCAGGACTACGCCCGCATGATGGACAAGTTCTTCGCGGCGATCCGGGGCGACGTGCTCAAGCCCTACCTGAAGATCATCGACCCGTTTGGCGTGTTCCACGGCGTGGCCACGTTCAACCGCCTGCTGTCGGACTTCATCGCCGGTGGCGTCACCAAGATGATGGAGACCGCGTACGGCCGCGTCCTCGGCGAGTCGTTCCCGTTCACCAACCGCCCGTTCGTGGCCCGCCACCTGGAGCAGGTCCGCAACCGGATGGTGCGCACCCCGGAACAGGTCTTCGGCCTCATCCGCGACGAGGTCGACGAGGGCATCAACGCCGGTGAGGGCATCCCCGAGTTGGCCAAGCGCATCGACCAGACGCTCCTCAACGCCAACCACGAGACGTGGAAGAACCGAGGCGTGGTCGTGGCCCGCACCGAGTCGATGAGCGCCTACAACGGGGGCACGCTTGACGCCTTCCAGGCCGTCCAGGACGAGACCGGTGAGCGGCTGGAGAAGCTGTGGCTGGCCACCGTCGACACCCGCACCCGGGATACGCACTTCATCGCCGACGGGCAGCGGGTGCCGTTCGCCTCACCGTTCATGGTGGGCGGCTTCCCCGGCATGTTCCCGGGCGACCCGCTCCTGCCGCCGCAGGAGGTCATCCAGTGCCGCTGCACGTTCCTCGTCGTCGAGCCTGGCGAGGTGGTCGACCTGGCCCACCGGGGCTGGAAGCCCAACTCGGCCACGAGCGCAGAGGTCCACAGGCGGGCTGAACGTGGCATCATCCCTCATAGCGCGCAAGGAGGTGGCACGTGACGACCGCGTTTGCTGTGCCCGGCCACATGCCCGAGAAGCTGGCCGAGTACTGGGTGCACGGCAAGGGCGCCCTCAAGATCCGATGGGGCACCCCGGGCGACTTCAACCGGTGCGTCCGCAACCTGCGCAAGTACTTCCCGCGCAACCCTGAGGGGCTGTGCAACCGCCTCCACACCCGCGCCCTCGGCGTGGCGCCGGGCCAGGAGCACGCGCTGGACCTGGAGTACTTCGCCCTGCTCGACGGCTTCAAGACCATCACCACCGACGAGCGCCGCAACGCCGCCGGCAAGGGCCAGGCCATGCCCGACGGCTCGTACCCGATCCGCTCCGTCGCCGAGTTGCGCGACGCCATCCAGGCGGTCGGACGGGCCAAGGACCCAGCCGCTGTGCGCAAGCACATCATGAAGCGGGCCCGCGCCCTCGGCCACCCGGAGATGATCCCCGAGCAGTGGCTCAAGCGGGGCGGCAAGGCGTCCAGCCTCGACGAGATCACCGTCATGGGTGACAGCGAGTTCGAGGCGTTCTGCGGCATGGACGACGAGGTCATGCTCGGCGGGTACGACCCCGAGGGCATGGACGTGGACGACGCCCTCTACGACGACGAACAGGCCCTCGTCCCGATGAAGGACATGTGGCGGGGCCGGCTCGCGCCGATCGGCGTGCCGACCGGCGACCGCCGCCGGTTCGCCGTGGGCGGCATCGGCCACCGCGAACTGCCGCTACCCCTGCTGTATCAGCGGCTCACCGGCGACGGCCACGCCCAGTCGGTGGTCGTCGGGCGCATCCTCGGCGTCCAGATCGACGACGCCCAGGCGTACGGCTACGGCGACTGGCTCGACGTGCCCGAGAAGTACGAGGCCCAGCAGATGCTGTCCTCCGGGGTGGGCGGCGTGAGCGTCGACCTCGACGACGTGGAGTACGAACTGCGGGTGCCCGGCACCGACCAGAAGTGGCTGGAGGCCGAGCAGTGCAACGCGGCCGACGGCTCCTGCACCACCCATGAGTTCGTGGTCACGCAGGGCCGCATCGCGGGGGCCACCATCGTCGCCATCCCGGCCTTCGCCGAGGCCAAGCTGGAGATGTACCAGGGCGCCGACGAGGAGGGCCTCCTGGCCGCGTTCGACGACAAGCCGATGACCGAGCCCGAGTGCGGCTGTGGCATCTCGGCCGGCGCGCACCTCGTGCCCCAGCATGCTCTCGTCGCCGCCGCCGTGACCAGCTTCACCCCGCCGGCCGCCGCGTTCAACGACCCGCGCCTGCCCGGTGTCACCGGCCTCACCCTCGACCCGGACCGCTACCCGGGATACATCGCCATCTACGGCCACTGCGCCCCGTGGAACCTGCCCCACGTCGGCGTCAACCGCACCGCCCCGCACTCGCGTACCGGATACGCCTACTTCCACGTCGGCGAGATCTACACGGCCGAGGGCAACCCGCTCGCGGTCGGGAAGGTCGTGTACGCCGGCAAGCACCCGGGCCTCGACGTGGGCATGCGGGCCGCCGTGGCCCACTACGACGACACGTCCAAGGCGGTCGCCGTGGTGCGTGCCGGGGAGGACGCCTACGGGATCTGGGTGGCGGGTGTGCTGCTGCCGTGGGTGGACGAGACCACCCGGCTTGACCTGGCACTGTCGCCGCTGTCGGGCGACTGGCGCCGAGTGGGCGGCTCGTACGAGATGATCGCCGCCCTGGCCGTCAACTACCCAGGGTTCCCGGTAGTGCGCGAACGGGTCGAGGGCGGCAAGGGTGTCGCACTCATCGCGTGTGCCGTCGCCCCGGTGGAGGACCGGATGGTTACGCTGCACCTGAGCCCGCAAGGCCGGCTGTACGCGCGAGACCAGGACGGTGAGGTCATCGACCTCGACCTGCACCGCGCCCAGGCCGGCCCGGACGAGGCCCGCACCGAACGGGTGCGGGAGTTGTACGCCTTGCTGAAGGGGGACGCCTGATGGGATGTGGGTGTGGAGGTACGGCGGCCAAGGACGGGCAGCAGTTCGTCGTCCAGTTCGCCGACGGCACGCAGGACCCGAAGCCGTATGCGAGCCAGACCGAGGCCCAGGTGGCCCTGGCCCGAAGCGGTAAGACGGGCGTGATCAAGCCCAAGTGAACTTCCCGCGCGTGCGGGTAGCCCCAACCGCCCGGGATGGGCGGCACGTCTCCGAGATGGAGTTGGCGAGATGCCAAAGGAAAAGCTCACGGACGAATCGGGCATCATGGCGCAGGTCGTCTGGTCTCACGACCAGTACGTCCAGGTGGCCACACTGAGCGTGAACCCGAAGGAGTTCGTCCAGTGGTGCCGGAACATCGTTGAGCGGCACGAGGCCCACGAGGCCGCCCTGGCGGATGGCCGGGACAGCCACTTTGCCGAGGGCGAGAGCCTCGGCATGTTCTGGTCGCCGAACCGGTACCAGATCAACCAGTTGATCCGTTACCTGCGGCGCGCGCGGGACCAGGCGTTCGGCGCCGACGAGTAGCCTGACGCTGAACCCGCCTTACGACCTGACGCAGAGTGCCCCCCTCGCAAGCCCGAGGGGGGCACTCCTGTCTGTATGCTACCCCGAGACAAGGGGGGCGCTGTGGACGACGCGAAGCTCATCGAGGCCGACCTGCTCGCACGGATGATGCCTCTACTCCAGCGGGCCGGCCGGCTCACCGGAGTGGACCTAATGACGCAGACCAACGCCGGTTCGACCATCCGCGACTTGGCGCTGCGCCTGGCGCACGACCCGCCCAGCACCAGCGCCGCCCGGGCGGTGATGAACGTGCTCTACCCGAACGAGGACCCGCCGCTGCTGTGGTGGACGTGCGCCGCCGGCAAGGCCGTGGCCCGGGCGATCGGCTACCACCGTCAGCGGGTGCCCGTTCTCCAGGCCGCCGCCGTGCTGGGCGTGACCCGCACCCGCGTCTACCAATTGATGAACGAGGGCTTGCTGGAGCGGGTGGAGTTGTGTCCGTTCCTGGCCGTCACGTGCTCGTCGCTTCAGGTCGAGCAGGACGAACGTCGCGCCCGCGCCTGGGCGCTCGCGCGCGCGAAGGCTAGGCGTACTGGTTGACCAGCACCGCCCAGATGCACAGCAGCCCGGCCAGCACCGCGTTGCCGGCCACGGCCGCCATGATGCGTGTGCGCATCACACCTCACCTCCCTGTCTACTCGCGCCCACTGTCCCACGCTCCACCCGCTCGTCGAGAGCGGCGGACCATGTCGGGCACATGTACGGCTGG